CCACCGTAAACATTACCGGCGGGGCGAATGGGCTCAAGGGCGGAAACCAGTGGATTTGCTCAAGCATCACGGCTTCCTGGGTGCCTGGGTATTTCAATACTCGGGCTCCAGCGGGGGTGACAACTCTTGTCGCATCCGTGGCCGGGGCAACCAATCCAACCGGGCCGCTGTTTCACGTCTCGGGCACCAATGCCATTACTGCATGGGGCTCTTCGACAACAGCGGGGCTTGGGGCTGGTGGTGGATCAGCGACTCAGCCGTATGGGGCGCCGTTCTGTACCATTCCCGATGCGGCCTGGACCTGGACCGCGACAAACAACATCGCTACTTCGGGAACCGCTGTCGCAAACCTGTTAATCTGTTGGGTTTTCGATGGAACCAATAAGAAGTACGTCTCAATTCAGTCGAAGTAATGAATTTGGGGCTGGCCGCAAGCTGGCCCCACTTTTTCATGCCCTTAAACGAAGCTACCCGCAAGACCCGCGAACGCTGGCCAGCATCGTTCGACATTGAAGGCATTCCCCGCGACACCCAAATTCGTACCGCACTTTTACAGCAAAGGATTCAGGAGGAAAAAATGCGAGTAACCAATAGTTTCACCGTCGACAAACCAGCAGGTCTGGTAGTGGCCGACATCAACAATCCGCCGCATGTGAATTACAACCCATTCGACCCGAAAAACGAGTTTCCGAAGATGGTCTACCACCACAAATCCGGACGGGTTATGAAAGTGGCAAACCCGCTCGAGCAGAAAGCCGCCATCAAGCGCGGATTCGATCTCAAACCATCCCCCGGACACGATTACTCCAAAGTAAGTAAAGCCGGCATCGCGGCTGTTGCCGTAGCCGGACCAAAACGCGAAGAAGAAATGTCGGCGGAAGAACTTGCTGCACTCGACGAAGCTGACGGCAAGTAATGTCTGTCACGCCTCCAATCACGCCGCCAGCCCCGCTGACTTACACGGCGCTCGATATCATTACCGATTCCTTCACTGAAATTGGGGCGTGTGCGCCTGGTGAAAATCCGAGCCCGGAAGAACAACAGTGGGGCCTTAGAAAGTTCAACGACCTCATAGACATGTGGCAGGCGAAGCAAGCCTACGTGTACAGCTACGACTTCGCGGTTTATACGCTGGTGGTCAACAAAAACCCGCAAACCATCGGGCCAAGTGGACTGGCGGATTTTTCAACCGGCAACAAGCCTCGACCAGTTCGCATTGAGTCTGCCGCGCTGCTTTTACAGCAATCGCAGGTAGTCGATCTCTGGATCAACATTCAGGATCGCATGTGGTGGGCGCTGCAAACAGTCAAAGACATTCAGACGAATGTTCCAACCGACCTGTTTTACGACCCGACATTTGAAGATGGCTCGATTTATTTTTGGCCAGTATCAATCGTTCAGCAGCAAGTCCGGTTGCAACTCTGGACCACAGTATCGCAGTTCACTTCGATTCAAGATCCGATCGGCGGACCTGGTGGGCCCGGAACTTTACCGCAAGGCTATCGCACTGCGCTAAAGCTTACCTTGGCGGAAATGCTTTGTCCGGGCGCGAATCGGGAAGTTTCCCCACAACTGGCAAAAGCTGCAATGGAAGCGCGAGCGGCAATTTTCGGGAACAATGCCAAGAGTCCGAGAATTGCTACGGCAGATTTTGGGATGCCCTCTGCGAAGAGTCCGGGGCAGCGGCAGGATTTTAACTGGGCGATAGGCAATCAAAATGGGGGAAGGCCGCAATAATTCATGGCTGACATCGAAGTTCCTGTCGGCATGATGCGAGCTTGGGACCCGGCCCAGAAGAAAATCATTCTGGTCTCCGCTCCGCCTGCCGGCCCACAGCGTCTGACTCTCACGATTCGTCTGCATGATGAGGCAGAGAAAAACGACGCCGAGAAGTGTGCATCGTGGGCTACTGTAAAAGTTGATCGTGCTGATCTCTCGATTCCCAAAGCGGACTTCATCGCAAAATATATCGAGCCTGAGTTGGCAAAGCTAAAGCAGCTCACTTTGACCTAGAACATGCCGGGAGAATTTGGATTTGTCGGGCCGACGTACACAGCGGCTTCGCCCATCATTGATGATGAGATGGCGATGAACTGCTTTGTCGAAATTTCTGAATCCGAAGGTGCGGCCACCCAGAAAGCGCTCTTAACCGTTCCAGGACGGAAGATCATTGCCCAGCTTCCGGAGGCTAGTGTGCCTGGCAGTTTCACTGTCAATGGACGGAGTTTTTTCGCTTGCGCGCAGCTTTATGAGTTAAATGCTTCCGGACAGACCTTCGTTCGAGGATCTCTCGGCGCAGCCCCAACGCGCCCGACGATGATTACCGCCAATGAAACGCAGTTGGTTGTTTTAAACAATGGCAACCTGTTTGTTCTGACGCTGGCTACGAACGCCTTTGTTGCGGTCAACATGGCGCAATTCAATGGGCCCGTTTCGCAGATCGATTTCAGCGATGGGTACATCGTTGCAACTCTTCAAAATTCGCATACCTGGCAGCAATCGAATCTCGAAGATGCGACAACCTGGAATGGGCTGAACATTGCTACCATTTCTTATTTCCCCGATAACATCGTTTCGCTAAAGTGCGATCACCGCGAGATGTGGCTTTGGGGCGCTAAAAAAGCCATTGGCTACTACAATGCCGGTGCTGGGTTCCCGGTATTTATCCCGATTCAGGGTGCCTTCATGGAATCCGGCGCGGGAGCAACTTTTGCTACGGCGCAGCTCGATAATTCCGTTTTTTGGCTGGATCAGGACGAGCGCGGGAGTATGGTTGCTCGGCGTGTTAACGGTTATGCCGGGGATCGGATTTCGACTCATGCCGTCGAACTTGTATGGCAGTCCTACCCCGTCAACTCAGACGCGGTGGGCTGGACCTACCAATTGCAAGGCCATTCTTTTTGGGTGCTCTACTTTCCGACCGCGAACGCAACATGGGTATTCGATGTTTCTCAAAATCTCTGGCACCAGCGCGGCTTCTTCGTGTCCGCCACCGGGCAGTACATCGCCGATAGGGGCATGTCGCACACATTCAACTTCGGCAAACACTTGGTTGGCGATTGGGCTTCAGGGAACATTTATGATCTCAGCCCAGCTTACCTGGATGACTTTGGCAATCCCATCCGAGGCGAACGAAGATGCCCAACCATCATCAATGAAAACAAGTGGATGTACTACGAACAAATCGAATTTGTCATGGAAACAGGAGTGGCGCCCGGAAGTCCACTGATGGACGGAGACGGCAGTCCCAGGCCGCCACAGATCATGCTTCGCTGGTCCGATGATGGCGGGAAAACCTGGTCGAATACTTACTATCTCAGCGTCGGAGAACTTGGGCAGTATAACAAGCGAGTCATTAAACGAATGTTGGGGCGAGGTCGAAAGCGATTGTTCGATGTGGCGTGGACTGACCCCTATCCATTCCGTTTCAATGATGCTTATTTGAAGGCAACCCCGGCGGTTCAGTGAGCACTTCCCAGACAGTCTTATTCGTTCCGCCGACCCGCGCGAAGGCTACTGACGACAAGGGCTTTCTTTCAAAACCCTACCAGCAATACCTTTTCACCCTGCAATATCTCCTGCCGCTCATAAAGGTCGATACGACCAGCGGCCCATTGACGCAAGCGGTTCCGCCAGCAGGATTGAATTCAACCACTGGGCAATCGAATCAGAACATGGAAATCACCTACACCAAGGTTTCAGCGGACGGAAATGTTTTTACCCTGACTGGGGTCGAAGGGGGCCCCTACATGCTGGTGGCGATGTTCGATGTCATCAAAATCAAATCCGATGGAACAAACTGGTGGCCAGTTGGATAAGGAAACCATGAAAAATGAACACTACATCCCGAAGTGCTGACCTTTTCAACCAACTTCAAGACCACCGGAACGTTGACCACCGGAACCACCACGGCCAAAGTGTTTAATATTTCCTTTGCATGTAACGGCTCAACAGCTACCGAGATGTCCAGAACGGTGGCAATGTGAATACTATGGTACCGCGCACAGTGTGCATGGGGCAGCATTTACATGCCAAATGGTTGGATGGGGAAATCTCCTCAATCGCCCGAACCTTCGATGCTGACCGCCTGAAAGCCCTTTGTGTTGATCCGGCAATCTTCTCGCATATCAATGATGATTTTTACCTGAGTCCGGATGATTGGGAGCCAAGCGTCCATAAATTTGTGGTGAATCTTATTGCCCGTGACTCAGAAGGCGATTTCGGCTTTGGCATCTTCATCCCCGATACCCACACTTGCTACAAAGCCCATATGGGCTTTCTGCCCCGGTCCTACGGGCCAAAAGCTTTGGAAGCGTTCAAATCGATGCTGAATTGGATGTGGGATTACACGACAGCCGCCCGAATTGTTGGCGAAGTCTGCCGGGAAAATCGTAGAGCCATTCAATTTGCCATCCGAGCCGGATTCAAGCCTTACGGGATCAATGAAAAGTCGAGACTGAGAGGCGGTATTTTGCGAGATCAGGTCTGTTTGGGGATTTCTAAACCATGAGCGGAATCGGTTCTATTGTCGGCGGAATTCTTGGCGCAAATGCTGCGGGGCAAGCTGCGGATGTTGAATCGAAGGCAGCACAACAGGCCCAGGCTCTTGAAAAAACCAATCAAACCTCTGCCATCAATGCGCAAAATGCTGCGCTTTCCAGTACCACGGCGGCAGAGCAGCCTTATCAGGCCCTAGGTTCAACTTCCGCAAATTCGCTGGCAAATCTTCTACAGCAGGGCTTCCAGGCTCCGACTCTCGCGCAAGCTCAAGCAACCCCCGGCTATCAATTCCAGCTTCAACAAGGAACGCAAGCCATCGACGAGAATGCCGCCGCAAACGGTACTCTCATGTCCGGGAACACTGGTACCGCACTTCAAAACTACGGGCAAAATCTCGCCCAAGGAGCCTACCAGCAGACCTATCAAAATGCGATGAATCAGTACATTGCGAACACGCAAAGCTTGCAGGGCGGCGTCAACAGCGGACTCAATTCCACGGGGCAACTGGCAGGCGCCAATCAAGCTTCTGCCCAGAATACTGGACTGGTTGACCTTACGGCGGCTCAACAGCAGGCTACGCAGATCAATAATGCGGCGGCAGCAAGAGCGTCTGGCTATCTTGGACAGGCTGCGGGGTATGGGCAGATGGCCGGAGGAATTGGAAACTTGGCTGGGAGGTTCGCCTCGGGCGGTATGAGCGGTCTTCTCGGCGGTAGTGGTGGCTGGAATCCATCGACGGGGTTTAACTAAAAATGGCCACGATACCCGCTCCCGATATTTTCCATGATGCGCAAGCGATCGCCCAAGCGCCTCAAAACGCGATGGCGGAGTATGCCCGTATCGCGGGGCTTCAGCAGCAAACGGCGATGGCTCCGCTTCAACGCCAGCAAGCCCAACAGCAGATTCAAGCCCAGCAAAGACAGTTTGCCGATCAGGATGCACTAACCAAAGCCATCACACAATATGATCCAAGCAAGAACACGTTGGCCGATGTTCCAAAACTGATTACCCAGAACGGCGGATCGGGGGGGGCTGCTTTCCAAGCCCAGCAAGGGCTTATCACGCAGAAACAAAATCTGTTGAAACTCAGCGACGACCAGTTCGCCCAGCAGCAAAGGCTATCTGATCTGGCCCAAGGCGT